AAAACAAGTAGACTTTTTTGAATCTGAATTAAAAAAATTAAAAGAACAAATATTTGAACACGTAGATACTTCTGGAGAAGTTGATGGCAGCGGTAATTTATTTGTTGAACTTCCTTCTGAAATTGAAGGGGTTAAAACAATTCAAAAGCAACGCCGAGTATCTCGTAAGATAAACCCAGAAATGGCAGACAACGTGATTATGTCTAAGGGTCTTGAAAGTGAGTTGTATAAAACTATTCAGATTATTGATGAAGATGCTTTGATGGCTGCTCTATATGAAGGAAAATTAACTGAAGAAGAAATAGAATTAATGTATCCAGAAAAAGTTGTTTGGGCTTTAATACTAAATAAGAACTAACTATGGCTGGATTACGTGGAAATGATGAGATAGAGGCAGCATTTGCTGACCTTGAATACATCCCTGGTTCTAAGAAGAAACGCAGAGAAATAGATCCAAAGGTTTCTCGCCGTAAAAGCGGTGAGAATAATGGTTGGGATTCAAACCCCATCATTAAAACATTAGCGGGTAAAGAAACTCAGGTATTCACTATCGGTGCATTAGCACAAGCGTTAGAGAAAACCATTGTCACAATCCGTTTATGGGAACGCAAGGGGTTTATTCCCCGTGCACCGTATAGGCTTAGGGCTAAGACTGTAAAAGGTCAAAAGACTGGTGGCAATAGGGTGTATACAAGAGAGTTAATTGAGTCTGCTGTTGAAGAATTCAACAAGCGTGGCTTGATAGGAACTGCTCGTGTAGAGTGGAACCAACACGAAGATCTAACCGATGCTTTAATAAAGCGTTGGAAAGAAACAATAAACCAAGAGAGCCAGTAGCGATTAATTTTGTACAGTGATACAAAGATCGTTCCGTGCCTCACTACCGAAAGAAGAAATAAATGCCAATAACAAAACCAACAGAGGCACATTCATCTACGGCTTCATCTATGTTAGATGAAGACAACGAGAATGCAATGCCTAAAGTAGGCACCACAGTTCAACAAGGCTGGGATGCTTTTGATTCACTTCTAAAGTCAGATAATCAAGGTGATTATCCAATTGATTTTAAATTCTCTGAGGAGCCAGTGCTTGTTAAGTTCCTTGAAGATCAACCATTTGCTTCATATGAACAACACTGGATTGAACGCCCAAAGGGTAAAAAATCTTTTGTTTGTCTAGGAACCAACTGTCCACTGTGCGATGTCTTAGGTGACAAACCTCGTGGAAAGTTTGCTTTTAATGTAGTTGTATTGACTGGTGAAGCACAAGGATTACAAATCTTAACTGCACCACCAACACTTGCTCGTTTGATTCGTAAGGCTCATGAAGATGAGCGCAAAGGACCTCTTTCAAAAGAGTTCTGGGAAGTTTCTCGCATGGGAACAGGACCTACAACGAACTTTACCCTCAACTTCGTTCGTGGTCGTGACCTTGTAGAGGAATGGAAGTTGAACGATGAACTCGTTCAAGAACTTGTAGCAGCCGCTGTTCCTTATACAGCAGAAGTAGTTCGAGAGACCCCTCGCTCCGAAATGCTAGAAGTTGCTCGTTCTGTAGCGTAATACGCTTCCACTGAGTAGGGGCCTGTTTATTTCCGTTTTCAGGTCCCTATTCTCTAACCGAAAAGAGGGATAATGAACATAGTTACAACAAAAGAACAACTAGAAGAATTAGTTGAGTTTTATTCAAACGTAAATGCATTTGCATTTGACGTTGAAACTGTGGGTGAAAATAGAATTCAACCCGTAGTTAATGATGTACTTTGGATTTCATTAGCAACTGAGGGTCGTAGTGATGTGATTCCTATGGGACATCCTAATGGAGAATTTTTACATTGGGATAAAGAGATGCTTCTTAGTGGTCAAAGAAAGTTTGCTGCAGGTAAGACATTAAAAGATGAAGACTATTCAAAAAATCAAGCCAAATGGAAACCAGTATTTAATTTACCACCAGAGCAGTTACTTCCTGGAGATGTTTTTAAAGCATTAAAACCGTTATTCTTTAGTGACAAATTAAAAATTGGTCACAATGTTAAGTTTGATTTAAAATCTATAGCAAAGTATTACAGAGGGGTAGTTCCATCTAAGCCTTTCTTTGACACACTTATGGCTGCATTTGTTATAGACAGTCGTAACCGTATAAGTTTAAATCTTGCTGCTTGTGCTGAAAGAGAACTAAGTGTTAAAGTTGAAAAAGGAGTTGGTGCAGAGGTTGAAGCCCACGCCTTTAGTGTTGTAGCAAAGTATGCTGGTATTGATGCAGAGGTTACCTGGAATCTTTATAAAACTTTTTATCCAAAATTACAAAATGGATTAAAAAAAGTTTGGGATTTAGAAATGGATGTGATTGCTGCTTTATGTGATATGGAATTAACTGGAACAACAATAGACGTTGCAGAACTTACTGATTTAAAGATAAGGTTAGAAAAAGATATAGATGATGCTAAAGCACGAGCATGGAAAATAACTGGCAAACCCTTTGCTATGAACTCTGTAAAAGAAAAACAAGAAGTATTGTTTTCTCCAAAACCAGAGGGTCGTGGAATTAAACCTAACTTAAAAGTAAAGATTGCTCTTACAGCAAGAGGCCAAGCCGTTGCAGCAACAGACCCCATTAATTTAACTATGTATCACTACTCTGTTTCCTCTGATGCTCTTGAATTTTATAGAGCAAAAGATGAATTAGTAGATGCAATTTTAGAATATCAAGACTTAAATAAGTTAATGACTACCTATGTAATGCCTTATCTAGGTGGAGAAGTTACCCGTACTACTATGGGTAAGGAAAAAGTTTTTGATAAAAAGAGTTTTTTAATTAATGGAAGAGTTCATACTAATTTTAAACCTCATGGAGCAGAGACTGGGAGATTTTCTAGTAGCGATCCAAACTTACAAAACATTCCCAGCGAAGGTGAGTATGGAAAGTTAATACGTAATTTGTTTATTGCACCCAAAGGTCACAAGTTAGTTGTTGCTGATTACTCTCAGATTGAACCTCGTATTATTGCTTCTTTTTCTAACGATCCTATTATGGTTAAAAACTATCTAGATGGAGAAGATATATACACCACTATTGGAAACACAATGGGAGTAGATAGAAAGGCTGGCAAAATTCTTGTTCTATCTATCGCATATGGTGTTGGTCCTGAAAAAATTGCTCAAAGTATTGGGTGTTCTGTCCCAGATGCTAAAGATTTACTAAATAGATTTTCTGAACAATTTAATACTATTGGGAAGTACAGAGCAAGAGTTATTAGACAATGCTTAGCAAAACGTCCAACCCCATACGTTACCACCCTTTATGGCAGAAAACGGTATCTTCCAGACCTTAAGAGCACAGATAAGGGGTTAAAGGCTAGAGCAGAAAGACAGGCTTTTAATACAATTATTCAAGGATCTGCTGCAGATTTAATGAAATATGCAATGGTAAGAGCACACTCCTGTTTTGTTAATGAACCAGGGGCTCAAGTAATTTTGACTGTACACGATGAATTGGTTACAGTTGCTCGTGAAGACATCGCAGAAGAGGTAGCCGAAGCAATTCGGGAATCAATGGAAGGTATAAAAGTTCCAGAGATTACAGTTCCTCTTATTGCAGATGTAAAAATTGTTAATAAGTGGGGAGAAGCAAAATGAGTACTGCAGATTGGTGGGCTAAACAACTTGGAGCACAACCGCAACCCTCACAACAAAGACCTGCTGATATTACAATGCCAGCATCACAACAGCCTATGACAAAATTTGAAACATCAGCACCACAACAACCTGTTACAAAAGCACAGAGCGTTAAACAAACGCAGTCTTGTCCAGATTGTGGTTCAACAAACTATATGTCTCCATCACAGAACGTTGGTCTTAGATGTTATGACTGTGGGTATCCCTTACAACAATCAGGAAGTAAATTTGGTTCTTTAACTGGTGCAAAAGTTGAGGGGTCTGTTAAACCATCACTTGGTAACGATACCAAAAGCAATTGGAATCCACAGGGAATTATTGGGAGAATTGATTAGTGAATGATGAAGCAAAAAAGATTGTCGCACAACTCAACAAGAAATTCGGCAATAATGTGGTTGTCCTTGCTTCTGATATTAGGAGCGACCTTATTCCTCGTATTACCTCTGGCAGCACTACGTTGGATTATGTCCTTGGAGGAGGATTCCCAGGAAACCAATGGAACGAATTAATTGGAGAGCCATCTCACGGTAAAACCGCCGTTGCTTTAAAAACTATTGCTGCAAATCAAGCCATCAATCCAGAGTATACAACTGTGTGGGTTGCTGCAGAACAATGGGTTCCAGATTATGCAGAGATGTGTGGAGTAGATACTAGCCGTGTTATTGTTATTGAAACCTCTACTATGGAAGAGGCTTATCAATCCGTAATTGAATTTGCTGAATCAAAGTCTGTGG